ACTTCACGATTAATCTGACAGTAGTTGCTCAGTCGTGTTCGTGCTACAGCAATATTAGCTGAATTAGAGAATGCCGCTCCTTCAGCAACCCTTGAAGCATTTGCAGTACCAAGAGTATCCGTTAACCATTCATGCGTTGTCGCATTGGCTTTAGATTTCTTGAAACCACTCAACATCGGGGTTTCTGTCGGAGAGATATTCACGATAACATCAAGCAAGTCCTCACGCATACCACCGCCGCCAGTACCTGCCGCTTCCGTATATGTCTCAAATAGAGCCATAATTATCTCCTAACTAAATTTATGGCCTCCAACTATGCCCACGCTTTTGCAACATGCTCGCAAAGTCTTCAACGCCACCACCACGAAGATTGTTAGCTTCACTCCTAAAAGAAGGAGCTTGCTTCTTATTACTTCGTTGCGATGGAGCCACATTCCCTGCCATTGGTGCTGCTTGCTGGCGTGGTGCAGGTCGATTGCCAAGTAATTGTTGATATTTGTTCGCATCAACCATTAACTTGCTCAACTCAGCAGCCATTACCATATCCTGTGGATGATCTTTGAAGTTCGGCCCCATTAGATTTTCTAACATGGGATAAGCTTTAGTCTTGAGAGTCTGATAGTATTCGCTCTTAGGATCACTAACAAAATCGTAATTCTCCCTGACGAATTGATCCGACTGCTCTCTCATTCTCTTTTGTTGGAGAACCAACTGTTGAGCATTAGATTGACTATTAGCGACTTCTTGCTTTTTAGTTTGCAAATCCTGTCGCTTTTGCATATGCCTTGCAACTTCCGCAGCCGTATAAGTATCACCCTCATCCTCTAAGAGTTGATCCAACTCCGTAATTTGGGTATCTACTTCGGCTACATCACCTTGAGGTGGCACATAATTAGCTTGCAATTTCTGGTATTCCTCTGCCATTTTGGATAACTCTCCAATCTGCTGTTCTCTCGCAGCTATAATTGAATCCTTCTCCGCAATAACTTGGTCTTTACCTGCTAGCTTTTGCTGCTCCTGTTGCTTCATTTTGCTGATGCGTTTGGACATGCTATCGGTTAATCCTTCTTCCGTCCTAGAAGTAGAATCCACTCCACGCTCGTTTGCAATCTGGTCGAACTCTTCCAGCGGTTTCATGTCAGACCAATCAAGTTGCGTAGAGGCTACATCATCAACAAGGGGTAATGTATTACCCATTTCCGATGCATTATTCTCAATAGCATCCATATTTACTTCTGGTGTTTCCGCAGGAGCCGAATCCTGCTCGGTAGCTACGATTGTTTCTTCATTAACAATCCTCTTTCCGTCTTCTGGCATTTTTTTACTCCTATTTATTCTGTCCCATAATTACAGGGGGACGAATCCTGTGTCGCCTGTTTGCAACAATGTTCATAAGGCCATTCAAACCAGCCACCTTCTTTAATGCGATAGCTTCACTTTGAACTCGTATGAAATCCTCATATGTTTTACAAGAATCTAATTTTTCATAACACTTGATTAATACGTCTTCTACCTCATCTCTAACCTCTTCCCACTGTGAAGTAGAAAGAAGACCAGAAAGTTTTTTTAAATGTCTTTCTTTTTCTTCTGGTGATTTATTAGCTCTTATATATTTATTAAGCATTTACATTATTTGTTGTGGTGGAGGCGGTGGCCCTTGTGGTTGTGGGGGCTGTTGTCCAACACCACTAAATAATTGTTGTAAAAAAGGAACTGCCTGCTGTATCAATCCCTGTAAATCTATTCCACCCTGTCCACCTTGCCCACCTTGTGTCGGCATAGCAGGCGAGGGTTGCCCAGCGGGTTGAGTTTGAGGAGGCTCTATCAACCCTGCCTGCGTAGCCAGTTCGTCTATCTGCTGTTTCAGTCCCATTAATAAATTAGGATCAGCCATTGCCTTTCTTAATACTGCCTCAGTTTCTGGTACTGAAATTTCATCTGCCATTCTAGAACCAGACTTACGCATGAACTCTTTAATCAACGGAGAAACATTCACATGCTCAGGCCCTGCTCTTAGAGCAAGCTCCAACTGTTGTTGGATTTCGCTTAATTGCATTAACCTGTTTGTGTTAACAGAATTTGCAGATATATCTACATCATATTGCCCCTGTATATCTCTGGCAGAAACCTTCTTCATTGTAGATTTAGCACCCTCAACTACACGAAACAACATGTTGTCGCTACCAAACTGTTGGATAAGTTGTAATGTTTGCAATACGGCTTCATTTAAACCAGTGGCAACATTACGAAGCATCATCTCCAGCCTTTGGTTTCCTTCATTAACTATCGCACTCACACCAGTAGCTGTCTTGTTCTGAATAGCTGTGGCATCATTACCAATAGCAAAATCCGAAACACCAATACGATCTTGAATCAACCTACGCACTAACTCTTCTTCTCTAAAGGAAGAGAACTTAACATCCCCTGTCTGCAAGATACCAATTTGATTCGGCCCTGCAGGGAATCCCATGCCAGGCCCTGGTCGATGTATCTCTGGGTCAACATCGGAGTTAGGGTCATACCAAAACATAACCGCATTAGTAATGGTTCCATTATCTATTCTCTGGTTATGTATATCGTTTAACTCTTGCTGTAAGTCAGTAATAATCTCTGGCACACCTTGAGACTCAAACCGCCCAGGTACTGGAAACATTTTAATTTCTGCAAAAGGTTTCTTACCATGCAACAAATCTGTTTCCCTTACCGACAACAACACACCCTGTCTAGGAGCATAAGTAGCAACAATATCTTCCATACGACCATCATCATCTATGTCAAACTTGCCATGAAATTCAATTAATTCTATTTCTGACAGGTTTTCTTCTGCTTCCTGTTGCACATTTTCATACCCCTCTTCCAACGTCTGCACATCTTTCAACATGCTTTCGCCATGAGAAGAAATGATAGTAGACTCTGAGCTAGAACTACTGGGGTGTAACAAATCAACATTAGAATAGATTCCCTGATCCTGTGCTTTTAATAAGGAATCATAATCCATTCTGAATCTATGCCCAACATAAGGAGATGAAGCTATATCAATAGCCCTTGGGTGGAATATAAAATCTTCTATAGGAATAAAAACCCAATCAGGATTATTGTAAACTTGTTCTTCTCTTTCCATAGACAGTAGCGGTCTTCGCTCCCAATCATGCGTGTCAGCTAAAAAAGCCATCTGATCTAGGAACTCTATGGTTTCTAATTCAGCGTCACCTTGTTGTATTTTTTCCTGATAGATGGCTATTTCTTCTTCTACATCTTGCCTAGATAATTTTCTGGTTGTCTTTCTATATTCTTCTTTCCATACAATTTTCATTACTCCACGACCATATATAAAAGCTTCTCTAATCCAATCCTGAACTTTTGGATACACCTTTATTCTTTTCGTAAGAATAAAATCTAAAAAGTGTTCAACGTCATAAGCTTTATCATGATCTGAAACGTAAGGACTGTGAGGGGAATCGTTCCCCCCACTGGGCATAACCGCCTGCGGAGCAGGTTGGCTCACCCCTCTAGCCGTTACAAACGGCTGTGTTCCGAAAATAGGATTAATCATTCTACTAACAAGCGTATCTATGATTATCCCAGTAATAGGTATGTGTAAATTAGAACACCCCTCCCAAGGGAAGTTCTTGGGTTTTAAGACACCCTTGTATTGTTTATACCAAGTCTCCAAACCTTCTTGCCAATCACGTCTGGAATCAACAGAGTTCTGTATTGAATCACGAAGATAATTTATCAGCCTTGCTATATCCACACGCTTGTCTATAGCATCTGGCTTGGGGGCTTCCATTCTTTTTACACTATCACCAGAAGCTAGTTTTGCCTTGCCCTTGGTTGGAGAACCTGCGTATTGTTTGGAAGTATCTTTCTTTTCGTCTTCCGAGCTAACAGGAGTGCCACCCGATATTTGATTTTTAGAAAGCTCTGCCATTATTATCTGCCCATAAATTCATCAAATTTGTCTTTGTATTTTCTAACCTTCTTCGCCGCTTGGCTTCTAGTCCTTCCTACTTTTGTCAACCCCATCATGTCTGTTTTCTTTTTAATAGCCTTGCGTTTCTTCGCACCCTCAACTCTTTTCTTTTTTTCTTCCTCGCTGATACCAGCCCATTTACCTTTCCTCTTACCAGCTCCAGTTTTCCTTTTTGTTCCCATGATTGCTCCAAAAAAAAAGGCTGACACACAAAGGCATAACGCCTTGCATACCAGCCGTCTATTTGTTAGGTGGGCTAAAATCTATAAGTTTCTTGTTACTTCCTTAATCTCAACCTTCATCAGATTACCCTCTGAAAAGTGAATTGTCATACTGCCATTGAAGTAATTGTTCATTAAAGACTTTAACTTGTTGATTAGCTTATCAAAGTTTATACTCATATGATAGTTAAAAGCACATTTTTAAAGGGTTGTCAAGTGAGAAATATCTGTCAATCAGAGAAAGACAGGTTCCTTATTAATTTTATCATTGCTTTTGGGATTTTTATTCTTTCTCCCACAACCTTTCCTGGTGGAATATCCCCATGCATCACAAATACCAACGACTCTTTATCACGTTTTGAATACCATCCCATGAATCTAACAGTAGGAGGGTCTTTAAGAAAATCATCCGTATCGTCCTCAGTCCAATCACTGCGGATCAAGGTGTCATTCCATTCCACATAATACATTCCACCCTTTTTTAATCTTGGTATTTTCATGAAACACTAAATGGAAATTGAGTTCTATGCCGTGATTTCTGCTTTTCGCCATCAACTACAAAGTCCCACACCACCCAGAATATAGCATCTTTATCTCTTCTTATTATCTTTTTTACTTTTATTTCTATTTTTTTCGGCATCATAATGAAACACCTTGGTGCAATTTTTAACAAATACTTTCACAGACAAAGACCCTTTTGCCCAGTTCGCCCACTTCGACAACCATTGCAAATTCGAAATTTTTTTTATAAGGTGAGGGTATTTAGAGGTAGGTTTGATATGGTCAAGACTCATATTCACCCCTGCCCTTAAAGTATCTCCAGTTAGTGGACAAATATAATTCTGTTTTTCAGCAAGCTTTTTAATGCTTTCTGCCAGAGAAACATCCTTGAGAGTTCTTCTGGCTGACATTTCAAAGAAATGATCGGGGCAAAAAGTACCACCCCTCTCCGTCTTTTTATAGCATCCCATACTCAAACAAGTACCAGTAGCTTCGGATATCTTCTTCTGCTTCTTATATCTCTTGCTATGGTAAACTTTGAGGCAATGTCTACAAGTAGTCCTTAAACCATCATTCGTACTTCCAGACTTATGAAAATCTTTTAACGGAACAAGTTTTTTACACTTACCACAAAACTTCTTATCCTTGTTCGCATCTTCGACATTTTCCATGAAATGCACCAAAGATAATATCTTACGCTAATGTGATACCTTATTCTTTCAAAGTAACCCATCACTCAAAATAAGGCATCTTATACGCAATCTCTTGGATGCTTTCAGTAAGCTCACGCAATGCTACAACTACTTCAGTCTGAACTTTTAATGTATCCCTGCTTATATTCAAGGAATCATTAAGAAGTCTTAGCAGTATCTCTTCATTCTCTAATACTACCTTTGTCTTCTCTGCTGGATATCCCAAGGTCTTGGCTCCACATCCTCCCCATTCCAAACAGGAGGCGATAGAATCGCTCTGATATTAAGGTGCAAATTCTCTATTGATCCATTATTGTGAATAATAACATCAGCTTCAATATCGGTTTGCTCCGTTTCAGAAACATGACCATTGTTTAAAAAATTAGGTCTTACCACTCTCCAAATTTCACCACCTAACTTCTTTACAAGTCTAGCTTCGTTGAGATACCTTAAATCTTCCGCTACTACATGGGAGAAATCATCGACATAATTCTCCCAACTGTCTAACCAAATGTTCTTGCTAACTAAGTCTCTACCCCATTCCGTCCCCAATGTCTGCATTACTTGTCTCGGTGTCTGCCCACCAAGAATCTCTTGCGGTGTTTCCTTATACCTACCCTCAGTCATCTCCTCTGTCATACCAGGTATTTGCAGTAACATCCGCTTTATAGTTCTACTGAACTTTACCCTCGCAAAAGGTGTATGTTTACTTTTTGAACGACTCAAATACTCGGCAATAGTTGACTTGCCTGATCCTGCCGCTCCTGTTAACGCTATTAACTTTATCATCTCTAAATTCCTTTTTTAAATTGCGAGGCGTAGCCGAGCAATCATTCCTTTAGGAATGTGTCAGCTATTAATTTAATTGGATTGAAGTAATCTAGGCGTACAAGTGCCACACAGTAGGGTTTGTCTTTTTCTCATTAGCCACCGCCCTTACGGTTCTAACTGAAGGCTTGTCGGGGATTG